ATTTTGAGAAAAACTTTGCGAATGAGAAGGCAAATGCTCGGAACATGGTAAGTGGTTTAGTAAGTAGGAAAAATGGGCTTCAAAAAAATAGGATGAAATATGTACATTTTGTTGCATATGAAGTAATCTCACCAGTATTATCTCCTTTAGAACAAATGAAATTTGCTGAAAAAAAGAATTTTGAAGTAGTACATAATGAGACTATTGACAAAATGAGTGTTGAAAAGGCAAGTGATACTCTTGTAAACTGGAGAAAGAATGATGAATATTCCATCGATGGTATTATCATCAGTCAGAATGACATATTCAAGAGAGAAAACAGTAATCCTAAACATTCTGTTGCATTCAAAATGGTTTTATCGGACCAATCAAAGGAGTCTATTGTAACTGGAGTTACATGGAACACCAGTAAACATGGTTTGAAAAAACCGATTGTTCAAATTGAACCGATTAATATTGGTGGTGTTACTGTTAGAAATATTTCTGGACAAAATGGGAAATTCATTGAATCGAACATGATCGGCCCAGGTGCTATTATTGAAGTGGTTCGAAGAGGTGACGTCATTCCTTATATTGAAAAGGTTATTAAGCCTGCGAATAAGCCTGCGATGCCCGATGGTGAATATGAATGGACTGCGACAAATGTTGATATTATTGTCCCTGTAGATGATGAATCACGAGAACGTTTAGCTTTAGCGTTCTTCAAAGATATTGGTGTAGATGGAGTTGGTATTGGAAATATAAAGAAATTTAGTAAAGCTGGTTTCAAAACAATACCACAGATTTTGAAAATGACTAAAGAAGATATTCTTAGCATAGAAGGTTTTAAGGACAAATCTGCGCAAAAAATCTATTCAGGATTACAAGAGCTACAGGCTGATAATTTTGGTAAAGTTCCTATTGAAAAATTGATGGGATTATCTGGAACATTTGGTCGAGGGATCGGTGGAAAACGTATAAAAGAGATTTTCAAATTATATCCAGATGTACTTAATAGAAACATTTCTGAAGGTGAAATGATTGAACTTATTCAAACCGTTCCTGGATTTTCTGTTAAAACTGCTACTCAATTTGCAGAAGGTTTAGAAAAATTTAAGAGTTTTGCACAGAATATTGGATTTAATTATATTACTCATGAAGCTCCTACTAAAAATGTAGAGAAGAAAAAGCAAGGTGTTCTTTCGGGTAAATTAATCGTATTTACTGGTGGAAAAGATAAGGAACTTGAATTACTAATTAATGAAAATGGCGGAGAAATCGGTTCTTCTGTATCTTCTAAGACATTTGCAGTTGTTACAAAAGATATTAACATATCATCTACAAAGACAAAGAAAGCTGTATCTCTTGGCATACCTGTATATTCTATTGCAGTATTCAAAGATATGTATTTATCATAAAAATCAATAAAAACAAAAAAAAATCTTTTTGTAAGTAATGTTGTTAGCAGTAATCGCCATAGTTTCGCTTATCATTTTTTTCAGTTATTTTGTTAAAATTAATCTTAGTTTTCCATCGAAATATGATAATTTAAAGAAAAAGCAAAAAGTGGAAGAAGAAATTGAACCAGAATCGGCATCATTTGCGGTATATAAACAAATGCGCTACCAATTTTTGAATTTTGCTAAGTTTTTTCTATTAGTTAAACGTCCACATGGACTACAACCAGATATCGACCTTGAAATGGGAGAAACCGGTAATATTAATGGAAAACCACGAGGAGAACAAAATTCTGGGAATCCCAAAGGATGCCAACATGTCTGTTCAAGCGACCCAACGTGCAATGCTTGGAAATACAATAGTATAGATGGCAAATGTAAAAAGTATAAGATTGACGATAGGGGAGATGTAACAATCAATGATGATGGAGAGGACCAAATTGGTTACGTATTCCGTAGTAAAGACAAATGGGCTGTTGAAGATTTATCTAATTTACCAGCTGATAAAGACTCTTTCAAAGCCGTCGCAGATATGGTTCTTAAGTTAAATTGTAAAATGCCCGAGCTTAGAAAAAGAGCAAATAGAGTTATTTCAAGCCCTAATGTTAGATATTGCTTTGAAAAAGAATTAACAACAGATGGCTTAAGCCCGGAATATATATTAGCAAGAGATGAAGCAATCAAAAGTTTAGAAACATCTATGAAATTTTTCATTTTCTCAGGAGATAGTGGTGATTTCCATCATAAAGTAGAATTCTCATTATTAATGGCTAAAACTTATAAAAATATGTCGGAAAGATTACAACTATACACGGATAATGCACATCTATCCAATGCTATTGATGAAGCATCTGCAGAATTATTGGAGTATTATCAGTTCTATAATATTGTTAAAACTTATTTTGATACCAATCTTGATAAAAATATGAATAGTGTTATTACAAGAGAAGAATTACTTGAAGTCTTTAAGGACATGATGTTGAATGGTCAAAATTTAGAAGGTGAAATTTTCCAGGATGGTGACTTAATGTTTAATGAAGATACGTGTTTCAGTCTTGACAGTATTAGAGAATTGGTTGATAAATTCTTCCTTAAATTTGATATGAATCACGACGGTGTCATATCTTTATATGAAATGTTATCTTCAAGAGAGATACCAAAACCTAAGTATGAATTGCCTAAATGTAATGAAGATTAAAAATACTCACATCTAAACAGAAACGAACTTTTTTAAATTACATATAGATAATGTGGCTGAATATTATAGCTGTTATTGTTTTAGTACTTTTTTTTAGTTACTTTCTAAAAATCAAAATTAATGTTAGTGATAAAAAAGAGAAAAAAGATGATAAAAATGACGAGGAAAAATTACCTTCTTCATCAAGTCAGGCTCGATATGAAGAATCAAGATATGCTTTTTTGAAATTTGCGGAATTTGTTCTTCTGAAAAAAAGACCATTTGGTCTCAATAATATGGATGATGATGCAAAAGGGACAATATCAGGAGATTCAAGAGGAAATCAAGGAGCTGGATCAAGTGGTGGATGTAGAAACATATGTCTTAATGACCCAGAATGTAATGCTTGGCAATATTCATCAAATGAGGGAAAATGTCAGAAATATAATATCAACAGGAGAGAACAAATTAAAACCACAAATTCGGGAGATAATATTGGTTATATATTTCGCCCAAAAGATAGTGATTGGGCAGTACAAGACCTTTCTGGATTACCAACTGAAGCTAAATTTTTCAAAGCTGTTGCAAATACTGTACTTAGATTAAATTGTAAAATTGAAAAACTAAGAAACAAAGCAATACAGGTTATGAGTACATCTAATGTCAAATATTGCTATGAAAAAGAGGTGACTTCTGGAAATCCAGATGACTATTTACGTGAAAGAGATGATGCTATTTCTTTATTAGAAGATGCTACACAATTTTTTATTTTTTCTGGAGATAATGCCGAATTTCCTGAACAAATTGAATGTTCTTTATATTTCTCAATCATTGTAGATAATATCAAAAATCTTTTATTTGAATCGAATAATAATTTGAAAGCCGGGACTATAAAAGCTGCAAATAAACTTAAACCACATTATAGTAGTTTTGTAACTGTTCGAGATTTTTTTGATTCACGTCTAGATAAAAATTATAACAGTTCTATCGATAGGGCCGAACTAACGGATGTATTTGAAAAAGCTCTTAAATCAGGACAAGGTATCGCAATGGATATTATTGATTCAGAATTATCATTAGAAATGGATGATTGTAGGAATGAGGAGAGTATACAAGGGTTAGTTGAAATGTTCTTTTCAAAATATGATACGAATGGGGATGGTCTTGTTCATTTACATGAATTATTAGAATCATATGACATTCCAAAACCATCTTATGAAGGTGGAATGTGTTCTTCTGGTCGTACATCTAGAACCCGTACATCTAGAAACGCCTCATCTGGAGGTGGAGGTGGCGCATCATCCTCATCTGGAGGTGGCTCATCATCCTCATCTGGAGGTGGCTCATCATCCTCATCTGGAGGTGGCTCATCATCCTCATCTGGAGGTGGCTCATCATCCTCATCTGGAGGTGGAGGTGGAAACGGTAATACAAAATGTAACATTCACTCGGAACCACAACCTGATTGGTTACGAAACACCTGTGGACATATAAATGAAATACCAGGTGAGGTAAGAGAGAGGTTTAAGAAAAAGGGAGCAGATTATAATGATGGATATTATGGTATGAAAGATGCTTGTCTAAAGAATAGAGATGTATCATCAGATGGAAAACAATACGGCTGTGTATGGAATTCGGATGCGTTCGAGCTCGGCAGTGGAAGCGAGGGTAGAGATGTTGAAAAAGGGTTGGCTGAATTAAGTGACCCCTACGACGAAGGACCTTGTCAAAGAGGAGACGTATGTTCTTCTATAGAATTGAAATCGGATTAAATATACATTTTAATGTATTTGTTAGACCAAACTAAACAATAACATAGCATTTGAAAATGCTAATAAATATGTACTTATTTTCCACCAGTTTATAGGACGACTCAATTGATTCCAATATAAATCCATTTCATAATCAAGAATTTCTAATTTTTCTTCGCGACTTAATTCTTTCCAACCCAATGGAGGTTCTACTTCATCAATATCGTCTCCAATAGGGTCTTCAAATCTCGGACACATTAGCAATTCGGTTTTAGTAAGAGCATTTTCCTTCGATTTAGCTTTATGTAACAATGTCTTAATCTTCATAGATAATATATATGAACTATCCCTTAAATAGTTGATTTAATGATTAAACCATTTTCCACAAAAATGAATATAAACTACACATAAACAGTATAATACTATGATGTTTCTAAATATTAAGCCTATTCCCTCTGGTCCAGAGTTGGGTATTCGCCCGTGTGACAACACTTCACCTTCTGAGGAACAATACAATTTTATCAAGAATTACTTTGAAACAAAGATGAACACTAATACTACTGATTCGGGTTTAGATCTTCCCCTTCCTTATGACGTTACAGTTCCTGCGAAAACATTTGGATTCAAAATTCCATTAGGTATTTCTGCTCAACCTGTATTTGAAGATTGTAAAATTAGAGGGTATACGTTATACCCCAGAAGCTCTACGGGTTCAAAAACACCTCTAAGACTATCGAATGGTACAGGGATTATTGATTATGAATATAGGGGTGAAATAACCGCATGTGTTGATAATATTTCGGATGAACCATATTTCGCAAAACAAGGACAGCGCTTGTTTCAACTTTGCTCTCCAGATCTATCTCCTATTAGCTATGTTGTATCGAATGAACTTAATACAACCAGTCGTCAATCTGGGGGATATGGTTCGACAGGTGCTTAATTTAGATAGATAAGTCTGAAATCTTTGTTGAAGTAGGATTCTTATTCTCTAATCCTTTTTCTTCTTCTATCCATTTCTTTAATTTTTCTGATGAAGATAACTTTTTTTCGACAGGAAGTTCAGAAATAGATGATGATTCTTTTACCTTCATACTCTCTTTTATTAGAAAGTCAAAGTCATATAAACATATGAATGAAATTACGATAACTGTAAACAATGTAAAACGGATTAAGTTTGTTATCATTGCTGAATATCTATATTTTATTATAAGAAAAATCTATTAGAATATTAAACATGGTCCGTCATTATATTCCTATTAAAGATAGAGACTTTGAAAACGGAACATGCTATAAAAAAGAATTTCAGAAATACAAATGGAATTCTCCATCTGAAGATAACACCAAAACACAACTTTTACCACATCAACAATGGTTAGCTAATTATATTAACCCAAAAACCCCATATAAAGGAATGCTAATATACCATGAAACTGGTACTGGAAAGACATGTACAGCTATTTCAATTGCTGAAAATTTTAAAGATGAACTTATCAGAGACAAGAAAAAAGTAATTATACTTTGTAGTGATAATATTAAACCCGAATTCTATAGAACTATTGCTAATACTGGAGGGTCTTTCAAATGTACTGGGGATACATACAATAATATGATAGATTCTGAAGATATTACTGAAAAAAACCTAAATCAAAAGATTAATGAATATTATACCTTTCTAACTCATCAGAAATTTGGAAAAGACGTTGAAAGACATACAAAGAAATTACCATCCGCTATACACAAAAAATACTCTAACTCACTTATAATAATTGATGAAGCACAACATTTACGTTCTAAATTTGACACTAAAGATAAGAAAGATAAAGGAGAAAAACTTAGTCATGATGCCATTGATTTGATAAGTAAACATGCCGAAAATGTTAAAATTGTATTTTTAACAGCAACTCCAATGTATGATAATCCAATGGAAATTATTTGGATGATCAATGTGCTTATAAGAGTAAATGGCGATAACATTGATGAACTTAAAGAAAAAGAAATATTTGATGAAAATGATGGATATAGTTTTAAAGAGGCTGGAAAAGAACTATTTATACGTGCTATCAAGGGAAAGGTTAGTTTTTTAAGAGGTGGAAATCCGGAAGCTTTCCCATTAAAATTACAAGATCCACAAGGAACCACAAAATTTCCAAAAACTAGCTTTCTAAACAAACCTATTATTGATTCAAATATACAGAATTCGAATATCAAACTAACTGTATCCACTATATCAAAACCACATTATGAAATTATTCAAAAAAGAAAGCAAGAAAAAATTGACTATGGAACAAAGGATAGTTTTCATATGCAAATGTTACAATTAAATAATGTAAGTTGGTATACTAAAACAAGCGATGATGACGATAGTAACTCTGGTAGTGGATTAAGTAATCATTTCAAAATTACAAAACAAGGTATATATACTCCTATTGAACCAAATGTTCTTAATGAACTTGATAAATATGCTCCTAAAATCAATACTATTTTGAATCACATACTCGAAATGGGGGATAATGGAATCGCATTTGTATTCTCACAGTTTGTATCCTCAGGTGTTATTCCTATGATGTTAGCATTAGAATCAAAAGGTTTCTCAAAATACGACGGATTGAATTCCAAATTTCATCATTTGAAAATTCCTCGTAAAAAAGATGAGAAACAGAGAGGTAAGTACATAGTTATTACTTCCTCTAAGATATTAGCAACAAATCGTCAAAATGAATTGATTAATATTGCTAAAAGTAAAGGTAATGAAAATGGACAGAAAATTAGAGTTATCATTGCATCGGGTGCAGGCGGAGAAGGAATAGATTTACGTTGGATCAGACAAACACATATCATGGAACCACATTTTCATTTCTCTCAAATAGAACAAGCTGTTGGTCGCGCAATTCGTAATAACTCACATTATGAATTGACACCTGAAAACAGAAATTGTACAATATTCTATCATACAACTCAATACCCTAAAGGTATTGATATTGAAACAGTAGATATGCACCTTTATAGAATAGCTATGAAAAAAAGACAAGCTTCTCAAACGGTTCGTAAAATTATTCAAGAAAATAGTATTACATGCGAATTCTTTAAAAATGCCAATGTATTCGATTATACCAAGTTTTTTAGTAATTATATTGTTGATAGTAAGGGCAAAAAATTCAAATTTACCAAGAAAATGATTGTTGATGAAGGTTATAGTGAAGAATGTTTAACTTGTAATACAAAACACGAAATCGATTCTGATACATATATACCTCTTTTACATAGTAAATGGCACATTTATGAAACAATGAGATTTATAGACCAACTTTTTAAAGAAAATGATAAATATTCACTTAACGATATTATTCAACATATTAAAACATGGAATCATGATATTGATAATGAAAGTATCTATTTCGCATTAGATATTATTACAAATTCACCAGAAAGAATTATTGAAAATCAATTCGGAGTTAAAGGAATCGTATCTTTAATAGGAAATTACTATATGTTTGCTCCAGAATATTCCGAATATAATGGAGATTATAGTGGAATACCATTAATCTTATCCAATAGTTTCATTTCATTAGATACACTTCAATGGCCGGATAGACCAAGTCCAAATCAGTTTTTTCATTCAGATATTGACATTAAAATTGATAATGATTATGCCAAGTTATTACAAAAAATTAACTTCAGTGACGATGGATTTTGGTCAAATATTTCTAATATCCGAAATCAACTATTAGCAGATGTTTTGATAGATAAATTAAATCCAGAACACAGAAAAATACTATTCTTTAGTGATAATAAATTAAATGATAACTTTTTGAACAATTCTCTTGATAGATACAAGGAAGGAGAATATTTTATAGACATAACCTCTATTGATGAACCGTACAAAATCGTCAATTCAAAAAACAAAATTATTAAAATAGGTCCAAAACCCAGAAATACCAAATTACCCAAAAGAACACTATTCGGATATCTTGATATAATTGATGATAAAACACATCTTTATGTAATGGATAGTAGAACAAGCTCCAGACCAAACGGATGGAAAGTTTTAACTCAACAAAAAGACAAGATCATATCCTTTATAAATAGTTTAATTCAAATACAACCAGAAAAAAATAAACAACCTTTATTCAAACATCCACGGTACGTTTTAAACAATCCTAAGAAAGGAGATTTATTACTAAAAACAAAAGATGTTAAAGTACTCAAAACAAAGGATATTAAGGCCCCAGAATTAATGATAGAACTCGAAATGTTGTTCAGATATCTGAATACAATTATCGGTAATACTGAAATTAAATGGTTTTATAGTCTATTAGATGCATATGATTATGGAATGGAATCAAAGAAAGCAAAGTCAAAAAATACTGATAAAAAGGGTACCGCTATTATTAAAACAAGAAGAAAAAATACAAACACTTCCAATAAGCAAACTAAACGCAAGAAATAAGCAAACTAAACGCAAGAAATAAGCATTTATACATAACAAATGTCACTATATACCATTATCTCATATTTAACGGGATTATAAACAAAACAACATGAAAAACAACTACAATACTTTTCTAAAAGAGATACAGATTTTTTTTCATCTTCTAACTCATTTGATTCAATTTTTAACGGATATCTAAATTCAGTCAGAAAATCATATCCATATTTATCTGGTACTTTTACAAATAAATGCTTTTTTTTCTCAATTTTAATCAAATTATTCAATTCAATCGTCTCTCCATTGTATTTTTTTATTAAAAAATTAATTTGTTCAATTAATTTTTGTTTTATTAGTAATAAATCATTCTCATCATACTCACCAAAACTAAAAATTAGTCTTATTTTCATTTAATATAATCAGATTTATGAGTTAAATCTTATAATTAAAATCTTTTTTTTCATAATGAACCATTTATTCGAATCAAAAACTATTATTAACACTTGTAAATCTCTTATAGAAAACAAACAATTTATTGTAGTTAACACCATTTTGAATGGACTTGTATATAATGTAATTAATGTTCCCAATATACCAAGAGAAATGATAAGTTATGTTAGAAAAAACAACAATACATATATTGTTTTAGTTGAATCCAATGGAAACGGCCATATTACTCAAATGAAGAGTATTATTCAAAATTTAAAAGATACTTTCGTCTGTGTTGGAATTATTATTGGAAGAGAAAAACCTTTAGCAACTAAATTCGCAAAAGATAATGAAATACCTATTTTAAATCTTCACGAACCGAAATATGTATCAGACCAAACAACCGATAGCTTAGTAACTGAAACACTATCATGTATTGTTGAATATAGTTACCATCATTATACAACTGTTACTAAATTTATTACTTCCAAATCACCAGAATTCATAATTAATCTACACTTACCAATAAAAATTCTTTCGAATTATACAACAACCGTATTCAATATAAGCAGTCAAAATCGTTTAAATTTTGATGCAGATGAAAAAAATATATTGTCCGAAAAAAAATTTGATAAATTTGATACATTACTTGTTCAATTCTCCAGCTATATGATTAACAATAGTCATTTTAGAGCACATAAAATAGCAATAGATTGTATTCCTAATCCAAACATTACTACCATCCCCCCATTAATTAAGAACATTCCTTATTTATCAACCGCAACAGATAACTCCATCGTTTGTTACTTTAATGTAGAGCCGCCCATATCATTCTATAAAGTCTTTTCAAAATTTCAGAATATAGTATTTAACATATTTATAGAAAATCTACCTTCAAATAGAGAAATGATGTATTTATCCGATAATATCCATTTTTATGAATTAGGTCACTTATTTCATGATATGAGAGATCGATGTATTGGAGTTATTTCTTCATGTGGAGTAGAAAGTGTGTATGAAAATTTTCAATTAGGATTACCAATGATATGTATACCATCTAATTCAGAACAGTTATTCAACGCATATGATCATTCAAGAAAAATACCCGGATTTGATTATACTTTTGAACTTACTCAAAAACATATTCTATGGTTAATCAATTTCAAAAAAAATAAATATTATTGGAAAAAACATGAACAATTCAAGAAATACTTATCAAAAGACTATTTGTTAAAAGAGTATATTAAACGTGTTCTTGATAGTCCTTGACTATTGAATACTACATTCGTGATGACTTATATCGTTATTTATATCCTTATCATCATTACAACAATATTCCTCTTCAATAAATGGATCTTCTATATCAATCCAATTAATTATAATTCTTTCTGATAATACAATCTCTCTATTAATTTTTAAAGTAAATAAATATCCAGAATAACAATTCTCATCCGAAAATCTAAATATTTTTATTGTAGTCAATTCATCAATACCCCCAAATTCTAAATAAGCATCAATATATACATAAAATGTACCTTCACTTGTTTGTCGTATCTTTCCAAGTCCTCTTAATTCATTATCAGAAAATATACCTAAACGATCCCACTCTTTTACCACTTTTATATCCCATATATTACACCTTGCATAGAGGGGATAACTCACAATCTTATCTTCATCATCTAAACCAGATTCATTGAAATGAATTAACCCAGTCCTCTCTGGAAAATATGGCGGTATTTCTGGTTCTGGCTCTGGTTCTGGTTCTGGCTCTGGTTCGGGTTCTAACTCCGGTTCCGGTTCCGGTTCTGGCTCTGGTTCCGGTTCCGGTTCTGGCTCTGGTTCCGGTTCCGGAGGATTTTCTGGCTCTGGTTCTGGTTCCGGTTCTGGTTCTGGCGGTGTTTCAGGCTCTGGCTCAGGTTCTGGCTCTGGTTCAGGTTCTGGTTCCGGTTCTGGTTCCGGTTGTGATTCGGGTTCAGGCTCTGGTTCAGGTTCCGGTTCCGGTTCGGGTTCCACTTCCGGCTCTGGCTCTGGTTCTGGTTCCGGTTCCGGTGGTGTTTCCGGTTCCGGCTCAGGTTCTGGTTCCAAAGTAGTTTGACCACCACCAGGATTACCCGGATCACTTGCATCATCCGCGCTTGCACCACTTATACCACCGTCACTATCACTATCACTATCACCAATCGGAACTTGTCCTTGTGGTATAATGATTAGATTAAAATCTGACTCTGCTTTCAACCAGTAACCTTGACCACCACTAAGTTTAGTCAATGTTGCAAAATATGGTACAAGAGAATTATAACTTAAGGTCATCGTCTTCATTTCTAATATTTTTGAGCCATAACTCTCATTTAATATAGTACTTAAATTTGTTTCACCTGAAAATGGAAATGATATTTGATTCCAACCAGTTGTTAATGGTATATCAATAGATGATACCAATACACCAGATATACTTATAGTCGAATCACCATTCGAACGCAGCCAATATCCAGATTCTAATGTAAATGTTTCATTAGTTAAACTTGCAAAACCCGGATTTGTTGAATTATAACTGTATGCACCGTTCTTTATCTCTAAAATCTCTGTATTACTAATTAAATCTGTAAAATCTAAATCTACATAAAATGACACTAAATTCCATCCATCTTTTAGAACTAAAATTTGAGTTTCTGTAATATTGCTATAAGTTAGCGCATATACTTTTGAATCCGGTTTATAATCCAGTTTATAAAAAACTTTTATACTCCCCATTAACATATTTGGGAAAACAATTATAGTTAAGGTACATCAAGAGGAATTGGACTACTGATGTTTGTTGAACCTTGAATTAATTCATTAAAAATATTGGAGGTATTTTGAATTTCAGTAACATAACCCTCAGTTTCATTAATAAAATGGAACACTTTAATCAAACTAATCTCTTCTGGATTTGATTCAGTACCTTGTGTATTAATATTTACAGATGCAAATAAAGTATCCGGATATTGTGGGTGTTTCTTTACACGTGATATAGGTGACCTATTCTCATCCCCTACAAATACAACTATTACATCATTCTCTTTTATATTTCCAGTTATTGGATAGACAATCATTGTATACGGAATTGAGCTAAAGGTTATTGTTTCACCAAATACTGTCTCCATATTATATAATATCATTTCGTTTTCTGGCTCCGGTTCTGGCTCCGGTTCAGGTTCTATTTCTGGTTCTATCTCTGGCTCTGGTTCTGGTTCAGGCTCAGGTTCATAATACGGTATTAATCCTGACACATCTAATTCAATTAGACTATTTAGATTATTATTTCCAGGATTTATTACAAAATTTTTAGATTCATAATTCATATTTATCAAAAATCCATAAGTTGAGTTGACATAATGAAATATCTTAATCTTTGAAATCATTTCGCTTGTTCCATTAATATTTACATCTATTGAAGTAAATAAGTCATTACCATACAAACTTATCGAACTTTGTCCTCTATTTTCAGTATCAATATATACAGATACTATATCTCCAACTTTAACTTCCCCAATTATTGGTGATATATATAACGTATATGTTCCTTGCATTTCACCAGGTATTATTACATCATTTAATGCTTCATCTAATGTATATAATCTTGTAGGTTCTATTTCTGGTTCTGGTTCTGGTTCCGGTTCTGGTTCGGGTTCTGGCTCAGGCTCTGGTTCAGGTTCTGGTTCTGGCTCTGGCTCCGGCTCCGGTTCTGGCTCTGGTTCTGGCTCAGGTTCTAAAACCATTCCTGACTCTTCTTTAGAATAAATCAGAATTTCAGAAAGATAAATATTACTACTATTCGTTGAATCATGAATATTTATTCTTAAGCCAGTTATATTGATATAATCTGAAAATTTGATAAATATATCAGAAAATTCATCTGAATCCTTAATATCCAAATCTGGTAAAATTTCATGATACATAGCATATTCCGCTTCAATTGGATTTGATATGTTCTCCATAGTATAAAATAACGACCATTTACCATTTCTTGTTACTGAAGTATTCAATTCACTCCATCTTAATCCAATTCCATCCAATAATTTACTTTCAATAAAATAAACTCCAATCGTTCCTATTTCATTATTTTCAGAAATCCAATAAGTATCTTTATTTCCATCTATAATATAGTTATGCTCACTTAAAGATACTTCGGGAGACCATGTTATAATATCTGAACCTTCTACAATATTATCAGTTCCAACATAGTATTCCAGTTCACAAATTTCTAATAAATTTATCCAACCAGAAAAACCTCTATCAAATTCTTGCCACGTATTTCCAACGAATATTGTATAATCTTCTATATTTATAAATGAATCTATATTACTCAAATTCAGAATTACTCCATCATTTATTGTTTGAAGAACATTCCAGTCATTAAACTCTGATTCTTGTTTATAACATATCTTAATCGTTTTTGAAGAAAAATCATACAAAATTGACACAAAATATTGAACTTCTTTCAATAATATATTATTTTCATTATACGTATGAAGATTATCAATTACTGATGTTACACCATCATTTATTACTATTTTTGAATTATCTAATAGTTCTATATATGAACCATTATTATTCGATTTTAATGAGAAAATTCTATTCAATGATGAATTTTCTATCTTTTTAAAAGATACTTTCATTTCCCAACTTTTATTCCAGTCAATTTCTATTGTTTTACTTATATTTTTGCCAAATATCTTATTCAATAATGGTTCACTGTGATTAAAAATTTCCTTATTAATTGAATATTTACTAATATAAATCGGTTGAGCCTCCGGTTCGGGTTCTGGCTCCGGTTCCGGTTCTGGTTCGGGAGATTCTGGCTCTGGTTCTGGCTCCGGTTCATATTGTGGAATTTTACCAGTTATATCCAGTTCTAGAAAATCAGATGTATTATTTCCATCTATTGATAATTCAAAATTTTCAATAGAATAATCCAGTTTTAACAATAAACCTTCATCTTCGGATACATAATGAAAAATTTGTATTTCCGAAATTGTTTCATTACCAGTTGTATTCACATTGATTGTTACATATAAATCATCACCATATTCGTTTATTATTCCAGTACCTCTATTTTCATTTCCAACAAATATTGCCACAATATCACCCACATTTACATTCCCAATAATTGGGTTAATATACAATACGTATGTATCCGCCCCTTCATTCGAATAGTTGGGATTTGATACAACAGGTAATGCTTCACTAAAATCTTGTAAAATTAGAGATTCTGGTTCAGGTTCTGGCTCTGGTTCCGGTTCCGGCTCTGGTTCAGGTTCCGGCTCTGGTTCTGGTTCAGGTTCTGGTTCTGGCTCCGGTTCAGGTTCTGGTTCTGGTTCCGGTTCAGGTTCTGGCTCTGGTTCCGGCTCTGGTTCCGGTTCAGGTTCTGGCTCTGGTTCCGGTTCAGGTTCAGGTTCCGGCTCTGGTTCTGGTTCTGGTTCCGGTTCAGGTTCAGGTTCCGGCTCTGGTTCTGGTTCTGGCTCCGGTTCTGGCGAGGGCTCCGGCTCTGGTTGTGGCTCCGGTTCTGGTTCTGGCTCCGGAGGTTCTGGTTCAGGTTCTGGTTCGGGTTGTGGTTCTGGTTCTGGCTGTGGCGCTGGTTCTGGCTCTGGCTCAGGAGGTTCTGGCTCCGGTTCAGGTTCTGGTTCAGGTTCTGGAGGTGGAGCGTTGAATTTACAATATACGTTGCCTTTTTTTATAGGAAGTAAAGTTTTATGATTATTAGAATTACAAGGGTCAATTGATTTTGATATATGTATGCAAAGACGTTTTTCTAAAAGTTCTCTTGCTGACCTCATGATTATAAGAGATAAAATATTATAGAATTCTTATAACATATCATAAAATATAATAAGAGTTCATTAATAACTGTTATCATGAGTTATTTTAGAGTAAAATTAGGATTCGCAAATAACATGTGGTATGTCCTAGCTCAACCAAAACTTAAGGGTAAAACTAAGCAAGAAGTATTTAAAATTCTTAAGGATGAATTTGAATCAAAAAGAATTTATATACGTCGAAATTCAGTAATTTGTGTCGAGTAAATTTTGTCACATACAGTATGTCGATCGTCGAAACAGAAAGACCCATGATTATCAATCCAGATTCAAAATTGAAGTGTGATTTGTTGTGTGAACTGAGATGTGTTTATTCAAAGGGGAATGTTTCATATGTATTTGATGAAAATGGTAAATTGCATTTTCAATTTAATGGTAAAGATAGTGTTGACGTTTATTATAAAAATATTCCTTATCAATTGAAAGAGATATATATTGGAAAAAGAAGACATAAAACATACCCTGAAGACCCATCGATTGTTGGTGAATGTACTCTCTTTCATGTAGGCGAAAATGAAAACTTAATTGTATCAATCTTTCTAAGAACTACTCGCGGATTTAGTGATTCTCAGGATTTCTTTAGTCAATTTTTAAGTAAACAAGTCGGAACTGTTAACTTTGATACAACTATTGAAATCGATACAGACCCAGCATGGTCTCCACAACTTGTTTTACCTTCTAAATCAGATTATTATATCTATCCTTGTCAAGATAAAAAAAGTCATAATATTGTCTATGTTAAACCTGTTGAAATTGATGCAGACAATTTTAATAAGGCCCTATTATTACAAAAAACGGTTTTAAGTGAAAGGAAACAAGGAGGAGAAGATTTCTTATATTATCACCCTATTGAATCTACTGTACCAAGCAATTCAAAAAGTGTAAAACAGAAGAAATGTAAACCACCATCTTTATTCAAAAATATTGACCCACATTGTGAAATTAGTGATTCAAAAAAATATAATGATTCTCCAGCAGAATGGGACGGTATTAAAGGATATGAAAATATGATACAATCCACAGTAGTATCTATTTTCCTTTTTATGCTTGCAATCGGATTTTTTAAAGGATTACCAAGACTTCCAACAAAAACAGGCTCTTTAATACTTAAATTTTTAGGAACTTTTATATGGTTACCAGTACATTTATCTTATATCTGGTTTGGACAAGGTTCCGCCATTTTTATATTTTTCTTCGTATTCATTTTTGGTTATTTGAAAGAAAAATTTAACCAAGCAAAAGATAAAATTTCAGGAAATCAAGATACAGACTCTGATAATCAAAATACACCACCCATTCCACCAGTTAATTCACCTATTAATGATTCAACATCTTCCACCAGTTCACCATCTGTAATTGATACCAATGATTCATCTACTCCAACCGCAATGATTCAAACCATTCCAACATATCAACCAGATTCTCAACCAGATTCTCAACCAGATTCTCAATCAGATTCTCAACCAGATTCTCAACCAGATTCTCAACCAGATTCTCAACCAGATTCTCAACCAGATTCTCAACAAAACGCTCAATCAGATTCTACACCAAATACTCGACAAGACGCTCCATCAGATGCTACACCAGATAGTCAGTCAACTCCAGTACTTGATGAAAATGCTTCAAAAAAAGAAAATACATACAAACTATATGAACATCTTAAAGTTTGGAGCTCACCTTACATGAAAAAAATACACAGAAGATCAAAGTATTATTATCATAAATTGTTTGATCTTCCTAAAGATGTAGATGCTAAAACCGCAAGACGTAGATTTCGTGAATGGTCACTATTATTACATCCAGACAAATGTTCTAAGAATATGACATCTGAAAAATGTAGTGAAGGTTTTAGAATTATGAGAGCAGCATTGCCACAACTTTTGAAATGGATAAAAATACATGAATCCAAATTTGGTAAAAAACCCTCGAAAACACCTGAACCATACTTTCCATCCACACCAGGTGTTCCATCTACACCAGATTCTAATCCAGATGTTCCATCTACTCCAGATTCTAATCCAGATGTTCCATCTACTCCAGATGTTCCATCCACACCAGATGAGAAAGAAATGGAAACTGAATCTGAAGAAAAACTACCAATTGGACCCGACGGTATACCAACACCATTATTACCACCAATACCTAACAATGTAGACAATAATGATG